GGATACACCGAGAATCAAAACTACGGTCACATCCTTCAAGATTTGTATGTGAGGTTTTCAAAAGGTTTGTGGCGCACGGAACAGAATTACTACAACCAAGTGCAATACATTCGCCCGATTACTTTTCAACCATTCATTGAAACAATGGACACGGTATTGGGTGGTTATCAAATCACAGTTGGAATTGAACTGATTAACCCATGGGTGACTGATGGCGATTGCGTTTAAGAATAGCGAAGCCGTTGTTGCGGAGTATTCCAATAAATGGGCAGTTTCCGCCCGTATGATGTTGGAGGTAAAAAGACCACGCACATCCATCCGTGCCAAATGGAAAAAGGTTGGTGAAGGTTGGACACCCATTTCAGTTACCAAAAAGACATTCCGTGGAAACTATGTGGCAAGTGGGCAATTGGTGAACTCTATTCAACTCAATCCAAACGGAATGACATTGGGTATCACCATGAACAAGACGGGTGACTATGTGCAGAATGGTCGGAAGCCAGGTAAAGGCATACCACTTGAATCAATGCGTAATTGGACAAAGATGAAACGCATCCAACCCCGTGATTTATCAACTGGTAGATTCAAATCCAAGGCAACTGCCGAGGGTATGCGGTTCATGATGAATAGAAAAATAAAACACTTTGGTATTGAGCCGTTTCCGTTTGTGACAATGGCACGCACCGAGATACTACCATCATTCAACAAGGCGTTGACAAAAGCAATGGCACAAGATATTAAAAACCGATTTAAGCGATGATATTCAATCAACAACCCGAATCAATAGTGGGATGTAATTCCCCAATCATGTATCAATTTTACGATGCACTTTATACATCAGACAAATTTTATTATCAATGTGATGTGTATGTGTGGAGTGGAACGGCAACAATTCCCGCATCGCCTAATTGGACCATCAACAGAAAGCCCGACCAATACGGAAGTGGGCGTGGATGGATTGACATTCATAAATTGGTGCAACAAGAAGTGACCCGTGATTTTTTAATTAATGGAACTTACAAACCAAACATTGGAAGCGGTGCAAAGCGATTTGCCGTAAAGGTACGGGGTGCATACTATGTTGGGGCAACACTAACATTCACAAGTTATGTTACAAGCAATGTCGGTTTGGCATCTGCGGGGTATGCTTACACTGCGGAAGGATTCAACCAAGGTTATCCAACCAAATATGTATTCACAGACAAATCAAAGGTTACATTGACCACGGCAACACCAACTGCATATCTGTGGTATGATGCAAGTGTGATTACATCAATCGTGTGTGGAAGTGCAACCATTACCCCAAACACGGTGACGGGTTCGGATCAACTCATTCAAGGAATTGAATTAAAGCAATTAATCACGGCGGGTGGAACATGGGGTGCAGACATCAACATCACTTTTGTAAAGGCGGGTGATGACATTGTTATTCCCGTGGATTTTGTGTGCGAGAATAAGTACGGACAACAAGATGTTTTATTCTTGAATAAATACGGGGTTTATGATTCGTTCCTTTTCAATGGCGTTTACAAATCGACCTTTGCAGTAACCAAAGAAAAGTACGAACAACCCATATTCAAACAGACGGACATGGCGGAAGCATGGACATACGGGGTGGGAATTACAACGCCCTATTTAACCAATTCAGTTGAAACCATGACAGTGAACACTGATTGGATAAGTGAAAATGATGTTGAGGTGGTTGAACAAATGTTCTATTCTACAAACATTCTGATGTTGGATGGTAGCGAAGTATTGTCCGCACGGGTGATGGATACAACATTTGAACGCAAAACAAGGGTGAACGAAAAGTTGATTTTGTACACGATTCAGTTGGAGTACAACCAACCAAAGATTAATAAAATGGTACGATGATAAGGTTCAGTTTACAAATTGACGGCACACCCGTTGACCTATTCAACGATGAATCCATTCCGCTTACAAGGCAGTTGAAGGACTTGATGAACCTTTCCACGGTGTGGACAGATTACACCAAGGATTTTCAAATCCCCGCATCAGAAACAAACAACGCCATATTTGAAAACTGGTTTGATGAAAACATGGTGATGGGTGCATGGAATCCCAATTTGGGAAAGGATGGCACAATCTTCATCCATGGTTTGCCCGTGTTTGAAGGTAGGGTTGAATTGATAGGTTGCAAGTTTAAGGATGGATTGCCACAACTTTACAACATCATTTTTTACGGAACTACCAAAAAGATATTGGATGCGTGGGGTGAAACCTTGATGAACGAAGTGGATTGGAGTGATTACAATAATATCGTGGATGCAACCACGGTTATCAATTCATGGAATCAAACTTTGTTCAGTGGTGACATATTGTGGCCAATTGCAGATTACAACCAACAATGGCGGTATTCTAAAATGAGTGGTGTCAATGGCAACATATTAAAACCAAGGGGTGTTGAAGTGGATGATTTGCGCCCAGCAATTAGATTGAGGGCAATGCTCACCACCGTATTTGCCGAAATTGATTTAACATTGAGTGGTTCGTTTTTGACACGACCTGAAATGGATGATTTGTATGTGTTACCAATGCAAACTGCGGGTCCGTTGTACGATCCCGAATATACAAGCCCAGGTACATTGGAATCGAATGTTATTGGATTTAGTTGCACGCAATGGACTGCGGGGGCATTGACAAAGAAACCAATCATATTTCCAACCGTGACATCAAACCCATCGGGCAACTATAACCCCGCAACGGGAATTTATACAGCCAACAGAACGGGCAATTACCAATTTGATTTGACTTTTAATGTAACACAACCCGCCACAACCCCAAGGAGTATTATTTTTTATTTTATGCTCAATGGCCGTGCGGATGATGACACTGGTGCATATACAACAACAACACTACAAACAAGCACATACACAAGGCGATTGACTGCGGGTGATACCGTTCAAATCGCTTACAATTGCGTTGGCACATGGAGTGCAAATTTGGATTTTGATTGCACAAAAGCCCCACAAGGGATTAACAACAATTCGGTGTTCATGGGTGATGCAATGCCACAAAAACCCATTAAGGACTTTGTTAATGGTGTTTTGCAAGGTTTCAACTGCATATTAGTACCCACGGGTGAAACCACAATTGAGATTCACAACCTTCAAGATTGGTTAGCAACGGGAACAACACGAAATTGGACACGATTTGTGGATGTGAAGGACATTCAACACGATAAAATTCCAATACCACGCCACATTTCATTCACGCATCAGGAATCAACTTGTTTGGCGAATGCGTACTATAAGCAAATCAATAAAAGGGAATTTGGAAGTATTAAAACCATGCCGTTAATTGATTACCCAACGGATGAATTTAATGTTGAAACACCATTTCACATCATTTGCCCACAAGCAATGAATGAGATAAACAACAATGGGCAAATTGTACGCAAAACGGAATTGAACATTCCCGTGTTTTTGGATTCTGATTCCAAGCCAGTGCAACAAGATTACACATTATTTTACTACGGGGGTAAACAATCGGTATCCGATGTGTGGTATTTCAACAATGCGATTCAAATCGTTATGCCGTTAATGACTGCGTATTCGGAATATCCAACTTTATCCACAACTTATTCAAACGCCTTTGGATTGGAATTGTCATTGCGTGGTGATGCGCCCACAAAGACCATGTACGATATGTATTGGACCGAATACCTATCCCGTATGTATTCAACGCAATCAAGGGTTGTTAAAATGACTGCAATACTGCCCGTGGGAGAATGGTTGAACCTTGAATTGAACGACACAATCGCCATTTCATCCAATTATTACAAAGTGCAATCAATCCAATACGATATGTTAACGGAGGTTGCAAACTTGGAATTGGTGACTTATCCCGATGTTGAAATCATGAGGTTCACAACCACTGGTCAAAAGCCCGATTTCAGTAACCCAACGGAAACGCCATTTGGCCAAACTTACTTGAAGGATTATTCGGTTGCAAAGGGAATCATGAATTCGTATCGGTATAACAACCAAGATTATTTGGATACAAACCAAGATACGGATTACAACAAAAACAATGTGTTTAGTTTGGTTCAGCAAATGGACAATGTGCAAGCCATTTTACAATTCAACCAAGTTACCATGTATCGTGATTCCGCAATATCACGAACCACTGATTCAACAATATGGGATCCGATTCCAATGGAAAGTGAAGTATCAATTGGTTATGTTGACAACATCACATCTAATATGTCTTTGTCAAAGTATGTTTGCACCGAAGGTGGCCAATACAAGTTCACGGCCATGTGTGCATTTGGGCAAAGTGGGAACAAACAAATTGAGTTTGAAATACAAATTAATGGTGTTGACACAAGCGCATACGGATTGACCGATTCAAACCACCATAGCGTGAACATGGAAACCATTTTGGATTTAGCCCCTACGGATGAAGTGACATTTGTTTGGAAAAATGTAACGGGTGGAAGCCATACAATCGTAATTCAAAAAGCAAACTTTTTAGTACTGAAAAAATGATAACGCAGATAATTCAACTTTTACAATCACAAGAATGGTACGGGGTATCCGACACGGTGGAAATCGCCAAAGGAAAGAACCAATACAACCAAACATTAACGCAAGTTGCAAAACAATACAAAAGAAAAATTAAGTCATGGCGGAAGAATTAGATTATAAAGTAAAGGTGGACACCACCGAGGTTGACCAAGCGGGATCCTCGTTTAGCAAGTTCACCAACAAGGCCAAACAAGCGGCATCGGGTTTGACATCCAAATTGTCCGATATGAGTGATAAGTTTGGTGAATTGCCAGGTTCATTGGGGCGAACTGCATCCGCATTTACGGGCGTAGGTAAATCAATGATGGCATTGGTAGCCAACCCACTTGGTGCGATATTGGCTGCGCTTGTGGGTATCTTTGCGGGGCTTCGTGCTGCGCTAACAAAGAGCGAAGAAGGTATGGATGCCCTTGCCCGTGTTACATCCATTTTCGGGGCTATATTGAACCCAATCATCCAAGCCGTTTCAGGATTTGCCACATTGCTTGTTGATGGATTGGCAAATGGTTTGGAATTGGTGGCGGGTTTGTTTGGAACGGCTGCAACCGAAGGGCGTAAACTTGCCGATATGCAAGATGAATTAGAGGATAGAGAATTGGCATTGAATGAAGCCCGTGCAAAAGGGAACAAGGAATTGGCACAAGCCCGTGAATTGTTATCGGATTCAAACGCATCATTGGCCGACAGACAAAAGGCGTTAGAACAAGTGCGCAAAAGCGAAACCGACTTGGCAGCGAAGGAATTGAAGTTTGCACAAGATAGGTTGGCCGCAGCCCGTTTAGACCAAAAGTTAAATGGACAAACCGAGGAATCCAAAAAGGCAATCAGTGATGCCGTTGTTGCAACTCAAAACGCAGAAACGGAATTGGCAGCCAAACGAAGGTTGTTCAATCGTGAAGCCAAAAAACTTGATAGGGAAGAAGAAGAACGCAAAAAGGAAATGGCAAAAGCGGAAGCGGATCGCCAAAAGGAACTGGCTGAAAAGCAAAAAGAATACGCATCACAAAGGCGCGAAGCATCGGACAAAATCCGCGAAGCCGACAGAAAGAACATCATTGATTCCATTCAAGACGAAGAAGAAAAGGCAAAGAAACAAGCCGAGTTCGATTTGGATAACGCCAAGCGGGAAATTGCACGGGGCAAATACACCAAGGCAGAAAAAGACAGATTGATTCAAGAAGCGGAAGAAGCCAACCAAATCAAGTTGGGGCAAATCGCATCGGATGCCGAAAAGAAAAAGTTGGATGATAAGAAAAAGGCAGACGAAGAATTAAAGGCGTTCATGGAAAAATCCGCCGAGGATGAAGTCAAGTTCATTGATGACCAATACGCCAAAGAACAATTGCGGTTGACACAAACTTTGACCAACGAAAAAGAACTTCAAGACGCGTTGACCAAATTGGAATTGGAAAGATTACAAAACCAAATCCAAGCCCGAAAATTAAACGGGCAATCCACAACCGAATTGGAACAACAATTGGCAAACAAGCGAATCGACATTGCCAAGGATGAAGAAGCCAAAAAGAAGGATTTGGCACAAAAGGAATTTGATGCAAAGATGGCAATCATGGATGCCACATCAAACGCACTTTCAGCATTGGGAAATGCAGTTGGTGAAGAAACGGCCACGGCAAAGACATTGGCGGTTGCGGGTGCAATCATCGACACCTATGCGGGTGCAACCAAGGCATTGGCAGCGGGTGCGGGAACTCCCGTGGGTTATATCAATGCAGCGGCCATCATCGCAGCGGGATTTGCGAATGTCCGTAAAATGACATCTGTACCCGTGCCAGGTGCAAGTGATACGGCATCATCCGCACCAAGTGGACCAAGTGTATCAATTGTGGGTGGTTCGGCGGACCCATCAGCGCAGATTGCAAGGTCATTGGCACAACAAAACCAAAAGCCAATCAAGGCGTATGCAGTTGCAACGGACATGAGTACACAACAAGCCCTTGACCGCAGAATCCAACAAAACGCAACATTCCCAGGATAAATCGTTATATAGAATATGAAAACATCATTTGAAAAATTCATGGCATCGAGTGCCGTTCAATCAGTTGAGTTGTCAACTGTTAAGGTTGATTTGGCATTGGTTGATGAAGTTGATAAAATAGTACAAAACGCAAGTGGCATTGCTAAGGAATTGCGTGTGTTTGATGCGGAATTAAACAAAATTAGCGGTGTTATTGATAAAGCAAAACAAAAGTCAGTTGATGGAACTAAATTGTACGATTCTGCCAAATCAGTTGCTACAAAATTTGCAAGTCAAATGGAAAATTTGGGAATTGATCCACGAAGCAACGCAAAATACAATGGGTTATGGGAAGCCATTAACGATGTGCAAGATGTTGCAAATCGGATTAATACCAAAATCAAACAATTGAAGTAATGCGTATCGTTGAACTTATATTGGATGAACAACAAATGGCAAGTGGCATTGATGCAATAAGCATCGTGGAAGCCCCCGCCATTGAATCCAATTTTGTTGCGTTAAAATCCCATGAAGTAAAGTTTGCCAAGGTAGATGCAGAAAAACGCATCTTAATGGGTCCGATATTGATTCCAGACAAACCCATATACCGCAAACAAATTGTGGATGGGGCAATGGATGAATTTTACATTTACTTTTCCAAGGATACCGTTCGTAAGGCATCACAGATGTTTTTGATGAAGGGGAATCAAGGCAACGCCACTATTGAACACGAATTGGCGGTTCAAGGTGTTTGCATGGTTGAAACTTGGATTAAGGAAGATATGGAAAAGGACAAATCGGCCATCTATGGGATGAACGATCCGATTGGCACATGGATGGGTTGTTTGAAAATCACGAACGATGATGTGTGGAACGATGCCAAGGATGGCAAGTTCAAAGGATTCAGCATTGAAGGTTATTTTGCAGACAAAATGAAGATGAGTAAACAACCATCATTACTGGACGAGGTCAAAGACCTTTTATTGGAATATCAAAAATCTAACAATCTAAAAAAATAAAGTTTTATGAGTATGAACGCAGAATCAATCTTGGACCGCATCATGGTAAAATTGGGTATCAATGAACCCGTTGCCGTTGCGTTGGAACAAGTAAAAACCGAAGATGGCCAAGCCATTTTTGAAGCGGATGCCTTTGAAGTAGGCCAAGCCGTGTTTATCGTAACCGAAGATGGAAAGATTCCCGCACCCGCAGGTGAATTTGCCATGGAAGATGGTAACATCGTTGAGGTTGATGAAAACGGTGTAATCGTTGAAATCGCAAAGAAAGAAGCCGAAGTTGAGGAAGAAATCGTTGAGGAAGTTGAAGCCCAAAACGATATCATGAAAGATGAAATCAAGGAAGAAATGGGAATGAAACCAAAGAAAACCGTGAAATCTAAAACCGAAATGGAAGAATCTTATTTCAGCGCACAAATCAAAGAACTTGAAGCCAAGTTTGAAGCCCGTTTGTCAGCGTTGGAAACTGAAAAGGTTGCATTGTCAGCGCAGAACGCTGAATTGGAAGAAAGATTGGCGACTGAACCCGCCCCACACACTCCATTCAACCCCGAAGCAACAACCACAAGCAAAATGAATTTTCACATTTCAAGTAAGCGTGAAAAGACAATTAAAGACCGAGTATTCGACCAACTTTTTAACTAAACCACTAAAATGAACAATAAATTAAACAAAATCAATTTGAGTGGCCCAACAGTATCTCCAAATACCTACGCGGGTTTATTTGGTAACAAATACATTGCGGCTGCGTTGTTGTCAGGCGAGACCTTGGCAAAAGAACTTATCACATTGCACCCCAATGTTGCCTTCAAAGAAGTTATCCGTAACTACCAAGATTCAATCACCATTGCCGATGCAACTTGTGATTTCACTGATTCTTCATCAGTAACTTTGGGTGAATATGTGTTGACTACCATTGAAAAGCAAGTGAACTTACAACTTTGTAAGAACCAATTGCGTACTACATGGGAAGCAGCACAAGCGGGTTTCAGTGCATTTGAAAAATTGCCTGCAACTTTCGAAGAATTCATGTTGGCACAAACCGCCGCCGAAGTAGCACAAGCAAACGAATTGGGTATTTGGAAATCAAATTTGTGGTATGATTCCGCATTGGTTCCTGGTCAAGATGGTATGGTTGGTTATTTGATTGACAACTCTGCAATCGTTCGTGCGTTCAGTGGTGCAACTACTGGATCAAATGTTGTTGCTCGTTTGCAAGAAGCATTGGACAACTCACCCGCTGCATTGTATGGCAAAGAAGGATACCAATACTATGTTGGTCCATCTACCATGAAGGCGTACCAAGCCGCTTTGTCAGCAGGTAACTACAACTTCCAATTCTATGTTGGTGAAAAGCCAATGAACTTCCAAGGTATCCCCGTAACCATGTGTCCTGGTCTTAACGACTTTGACTGTGTATTGGGTATGAAGTCAGATTTGCACTTTGGAACTGGTTTGTTGAGCGATTACAACGAAGTTAAAGTTATCGACATGAGCGATATCGATGGTTCACAGAATGTGCGTGTAATCATGCGTTTCACTGGTGGTATCATCGCTACCAACCCAACTCAACAAGTTGTAATTAATGTAACCTAATAATATAGGAACAATATAAACACGGGGTGGGCGTAAACACCCGCCCCTTTTTTTTAACCAACAAAATAGAAAAATATGCCAACTTGTGGAACTTTATTAGGAAGATACGAACCATGTAAGCAGTTTGTGGGCGGTATCAAAGGTGCGTTCTTCGTACCCTTTGAATTTGCAAACGCAATCACAACTGATGGAAGCGGTTTAGTAACTCAATTGAATAATGGTGCAACTCCACCCGTAAAATTGTCGGGTTACTTTTGGGAGTTGAAAGGTTTGTCTACCATTGAAACTGCGGTTATCGCATCACGCGATAACGGAACATCTGCATACGAAACCACCTTTACTTTGTCATTCAAACCAAGCGGAAAAACCCCCGTAACGGGCGATTCTGATATGGATCAATTGAAGGTTTTGACACAAGGTAGATGGCAAATCATCGTGTGGGATAGAAACGACCAATTTTGGTTGATTGGTGCAACTTTGGGTTGTGATGCCAATGGCGGAACATCTTCATGGGGTGTGCAAATGGGTGATGCTCGTTTGAATACTTTGACTTTCATGTCAAGCGAACCAAACCCTCCGATGGCAGTAGATGCCGACAATTATGCTGAATTGGGAAGTGTAATTAACATTGTCACTGCGGCTTAATTTGATTTCAGTTTTATAGTTTGACGACCCTCACCAAATCGGTGGGGGTTTTCTTTTGTAACAAAAAGTTAGAATTGCGTTTTATAGTATATGCACATCAATAACACATCCACATCAGTTACATTCACATCGTTCGTGGATTTTGAAGGTGTGTCAACGGCAACCATTGAGGTATGGCATAAACCCACAAAAACGATGGTTTCCACCACGACTGCGTGTGTGAAGTCATATTCCTTCATCACAATGAATTTACCCGCTTTAACGCCAATTAACGCAGTGGCAAAGAACACGGATGAATTATTGTTTCGTGTGTACAATGGGAATGTGTTGATTTGGGAGGTTTTGGGATATTGGATTACGGGAACAACAAACATTTACAACACTTGGAAGCAGTTCACGACAACTGCGCCTGGTACACCTAATTGGAAAACACTATGAGTTTAGAATTTATACAATTACAATCATACACCGCACCATCCATCATTGAGCAAAAGAACAAAGATTGGGTTCAGTATGGGGATGATAATAATTACTACCAATATCTGATTGACTTATACCATTCGTCACCCACCAACAATGCGTGTATCAAAGGCACTGTTGACCAAATCTTTGGTAAGGGGTTGGAGGTTACAAGGGCATCAAGGGATTTGCCAGGTTACATTGAATTCAAAAAGTTGTTTAGTGCGGATGACCTTCGTGCCGTTGCAATGGATTTGAAAATGTTGGGGCAAGCGTCATTCCAACTTGTAAAGTCAAAGGACCGCAAAAAGTATGTCCAAGCCAAGCACTTTCCACAACAAACCCTTCGCCCCGCCAAGTGCAACGAAAAGGGTGAAATTGAAAAGTATTACTATTGTCCCGATTGGGCAAACATGAAGCGTAACCATACGCCAATTGAATTTAGGGCGTTCGGTTATGACCAAAGTGCAAACGAATGTATTTTAACCATCAAACCATATTCAACGGGTTCGTTTTACTTCGCACCCGTGGATTACCAAGGCGGTACGCAATATGCCAACTTGGAAGCGGAGATTTCCAATTTCCATATTAACAACATCATGAATGGCCTTGCGCCAAGTATGTTGATTAACTTCAACAACGGGCAACCACCCGCAGAGGTTAAAGACACTGTGGAAGCCCAAATAAAACAAAAGTTTGGCGGATCGTCAAACGCGGGAAGGTTTATTATTAGTTGGAACGATGGCAAGGATTCAAGTGCGGATATTACACCCGTGCAATTGAGTGATGCCCACAATCAATATCAGTTCCTTTCCCAAGAATCCATGCAGAAAATCATGGTGGCGCATCGTATCGTTTCGCCATTGCTTTTGGGTATTAAGGACAACACTGGTTTTGGTAGCAACGCAGACGAATTGAAGTCAGCGTCTATCTTGTTTGATAATGTTGTGGTACGACCTTTCCAACGATTGATAATTGATGCAGTCACCAAGGTGTTAAACTTTAACGGGTTTAATTTGAATCTTTATTTCAAGACCTTACAACCTTTGGAATTCACCGATTTAAGTGGCAATGTCATTGATGATGAAACCCGCGAGGAAGAAACGGGTGTATCGTTGGCAAGTCAAAAAAAAAAGATTGATTTAGCGGACATGACCATCCAAGACGAAAAATCTTGGATAGAACATTTGAAAGACAAGGGGGAAATAATTAACACCGATGAATGGGAACTTATTGATGTTCAAGAAGTTACAGACGCGGATGAAGAACTAAGATTTAATTTGGCGTATGACAACCCCAATAAAAAAAGTGATGACGATAAAGGGGTTTACAAAATCCGATACCGTTATGGTCCTGATTTCATTTCCAACAAATCAAGGGAGTTTTGCTCTGCAATGGTTCAAGAAGCCAAAAGCGGAGTGATATTCCGTAGGGAAGATATCATCCAAATGGGTGATGCGGGTGTGAACGGACAATTCGCCCCAAGTGGTCAAAGTTCCTATTCAATTTGGAAGTACAAAGGCGGTGTAAATTGCCACCACAGATGGGAACGATTGACATTTAGGCGCAAACAAGTCAAAGGAAAGTTTTTACCAAAGCAACCAAATGAGGTTGGGGAAAGTAGGGATTTAGATAATTACAACGAAGTATCAAACAAAAGCGCAGACAATGCGGGTGTACCATTCTCACCAAGTGGGTGGAATACCGCCAAGACACGCCCCATTGATATGCCAAACAAAGGATCATTAAAGAATAAATAAGATGTACGCAAACGATGACATATTACTGGTTGACAAAGAACTAATCTTCAAATACACCCAATTGGGTGGTAATGTGGATGTGGACAAAATCTATCCCTTTGTTAAAATCAGTCAAGACATACAAGTTCAAGAACTTTTGGGAACGAAGTTGTATCGGTACATTTTAACCCAGGTGGAAAACGGGACATTGACGGGCAACTATCAAACTTTGGTTTCGCACTATGTTCAACCGATGTTGATTCATTACGCCATGGCCGATTTGTTGTTGTTTCATGGCTACGAGGTAAGCAATGCGGGTATTTTGAGGAATTCACCCGAAAACACAACATTGCCAGACAAAACCGAAATTGATACATTGGTTCAACGCCAAAGAAATATCGCTGAAACTTATCGCCGTAGGGTTGTGGATTATTTGAGTTACTACCCACAATTATTTTCACAGTACACCGAGGACCAACAAGCGGGGGAATACCCAAATACAAATCCGTCTAACTATGTTTCATGGAATCTGTAAAAAAGACATACAAACCAAAGGATGAAAAGGTCAAGAAATTGACCAACTACATGACGCAGTTGAAAACCATCAATAAGGTGAAGTGCGATTTGTTTGTCAAAGGTGGTAAATTATTAACACTTATCATCTTGTTGACGGGGTGTTCTGCGCAGTGGCATTTGGAACAAGCCATCAAAAAGAACCCCGCCATGGCACAAATAAGCGTGTATGGCATTGATACCGTGTTTGTGCGTGATTCTGTGACCATTACAGACACTTTTACAACAAAAACGATTGATACCCTCACAATTGAAAAAGATGGCGTTAAAACGATTGTTTACAGAAATCACGATGTGATAAGAGTTCAAACAATTGTGAAGGCAGACACCATCCGTTACACCAAGACCATTCAATTACCACCACAGATTCAGTATAAAGAAAGAATAAGTGTCCCCCAAAAAATTGGTGTGGCGATTGGATCGGTGTTATTTTTACTTTTACTTTTTGCATTGATAAGAAAATGAGCAATTGGAACAACCCAAACAATCCGAACAACACACAGAATGGGTGGAAAACCCCATCAAGGTCATCACCGCAAGGTGGCGGAACGCGGAGTTGTTTATGCAAGGACAAAAATACATATTCCAAAAAGTGTTGTGATGGCACTTTGTGGGCGCAAGGCATTGGGCAAATAACACGAAACCCGACCTTTGCAACCTTGGAATGGCAACAAATTAACACACAATGGAATTCAATTAACGATACTTGGAATAATATATAATCATGGGAATATCATTAAACGGCTTAACCCCTGCGGGAACATACCCAGGACTAATAAAAACGGGCGATAACACCGCCATAAGTGGAACACCAAAGGTACTTTCTGATGGTAATGGTAACAACCTACCAATGGAAGTATCCACAACGGGTGTAAACTTCACAAACAACCTAACACAAGGAGGAACGGCATTACAACCCGTTTTGGTGAGTGGCACAAACATCAAAACCATCAATGGTGCAAGTTTGTTAGGTTCAGGGAATATCCCCGTAGTAACATCACCAAGCGGTGTTGCGGGTGCTATTCAGTTCAGCAATGGGAGTGCGTTCGCAAGTGATGCGTCTAACTTGTTTTGGGATGATACCAATAATAGGTTGGGAGTTGGAACTAATGCACCATTGCACCCTTTATCGGTTCAAGCACCAAGTGGTGATTCTGTGACGATTTGTTCATTTCAAAACAACTCAAATCCAACACAAAAATTGTCTATAATTAAGCAATTTGATGCGTTGAACATTTTCAAATTTGGAACTGAAAACACGGGTCTACAAATTTATGAAAATCAAACTGTTGGTTTATTTGTTGCCAATTTTTCAACTGCAAAAGCACTTATTAATTCATCGGGTAATTTCGGCATCGGAGAAACATCACCAACGGCAAGAACACACATCAAAGGCAGTGGCTCAACATCCGCCACTACATCGCTTTTGGTGCAGAATAGTGCGGGAAGTACGGCAATGGAAGTTAAAGACAACCTAACTGTTGGTATGGGTGGGGCTTATGTAAGTGGGATAAGTGGATTTGGTATAACCGTTGCTTCTATTACTGCGTCATATCCTTGCTTTTTGATGAACTCGACAGGGGGAGGTGGCTCAAGGATTGGACTTAACATGGATACGGCAAAACTGTATTTTTCAGAAGAAACAAGCGGAGCAGTTTATGGTCATAGAATTATGGCTGATACTCGTAATGGGGGCTTGGTTGTTCTTAATAATACGGCAGCAGGTTCTACCGCAGCATTAAATTCTTCTGCTTGTTTACAAGCCGATTCTACTACAAAAGGTTTCCTACCACCACGAATGACAACAACCCAAAAGAACGCCATCGCATCACCCGCAGCGGGGTTGGTTGTTTACGATTCCACAACTAACAAACTATGTTGCTACAATGGTAGCACTTGGAACGATTTATTCTAATTTTGTAAATATATGAAAGCAATATCAATCCTTACAAGCGTAAACCTAACAAGCGGTTTATCAATCCCATCGGGTTCAGTAGTAGTAATCGCAGAAGGTTACGCAGATGTAAAAAGTCAAAAAGACGGAATCATCCCCGCCCAAATCGCAACCTTTGTATTTGCAAGTGTACAAGCATTGGCAGAAGGCAAAGCACCGATTCAAGGCATTGAGGATTTTAACACCACTTTTTCAAACCTTGAATTATCAGTGGTAGCGTACGAAACAATCCCCGCAGAATCATTGTTGGTGAATGCCGTGTACGATGCCTTGGTAGCCATTTATGGTGCGGAGAATGTGGAACAAATAACCATCTAATCGTTTTATTAAGACATGGCAGCAATTAAAAAACCCAATGCCCTACCCGTGTCGTTTGACCAATTTCGCAAAAACCCAATTGCTGCCGTTGCTTTTTGTATGCTTTTGGCCGTTTCTTATCTTTACTTTGACCTTCGTTCGGGCTATAAAGAACAGATTGAAAAGGCAAACCAAAAGATAGAAGCATTGGATGTGAAGATTGACAAACTCACATACGCCCTCAAAAAGTCCGATTCGTGTTTGGCTGCAACGATGACCGAAATACGCATCATGCAAACAATGAAAAAACTATGAAAAATCTTTTAATCGTATTTAGTGCGTTGTTTATCACTGGTTATGTGTTCACAATTGCCCACGCCAAAACAAGCCCACAGATTGACGAAATAGATGCGTTGCTTAACAAGGTATCAAAAAACATTCAAAGTGCGGGAGAAGCCACGAAAATGGCTCAAACGATGAACGCGGAGATGGTTGAATCAAAGGTTGCAGAAAAAGAAGCGTTAAAAGCAGATGTTGCCAAGGCACAAGCCAAGGCGGAAAAGTATGCAAAGACCATGATGTTCATGGGTGTTGATACGGCCATTGCGGACATGGACACTGTGAGTTTGAACAATATGCTAAAACTAAACGGAATGTAATGGCAACCAACACAACGACATTCCGTGTAAAACCCAAGAAGAAGTTGGGCAGACATACGAAGCACATCAATAAACACAAATCAAAAAAGCCCAGTGTGGGTCAAGGATAATGGACAAATTCAAAGCAAATGTAACGGGCATTGTTGCCATCCTAATTTTGGCATTGAGTTATGCCATTCTATTTTCAATTATCTTTTGGGATTTCCCAACGGATCAAAAGGACATTTATTTTACCATTGCGGGTGGGGTAACATCCATTGTGACTATGGTAGTATCATTCTATTTTGGCGCATCAAAGAAACAAGATGAAAATTAAACAAGTACCATTCAGAGCATACAATCGCGAAGCGGTTAAAAAGACCCAGGTGTATTTACACCACACTGCGGGAAATGGAAGCGGTGAACAAACCTTTGCGTATTGGGAAAAGGTTGCCAACAAGGTTGCCACTTGCGTTGCCATCTCAACTGACGGCACAATCGTACAAGGGTTTGGCAGTGAGTATTGGGCGTACCATTTAGGATTAGGCACAAAGCATTTCATGGGGCATGGTTGCCCGTATCTACCTTTGGATAGAACATCCATTGGTATTGAGGTTTGCAACTGGGGACCAATCACCAAAAAAGGCACAAAGTATTACAACTATGTGGGTGGTGAAATACCATCGGATGAAGTGACTGAACTTTCAACGGCCTACAAAGGATACAAATTGTGGCATAAGTATACAGACGAACAGATTCAATCCGTTAAGGACTTGTTAATCCTTTGGAATGAAAAGTACGGCATTGATTTAACCTACAATGAAGATATTTGGGTTGTAACCAAACGGGCATTGAAGAACGAATCAGGTGTTTTCACCCACAATTCAGTTCGTGCGGACAAGGCGGATGTGTATCCTTGCCCCCGTTTAATTGAAATGTTGAAGTCACTTACAAAGGAAAAGTAACCATTTACAAAAGAAAGGGGTTAAAATCCCTTTTTTTATTTGTGTATATGTTTGGAATTTCAAATATCAAATGTATATTTGCTGTATGGAAATGACACAAACACAAAATAACATGACACACGAGGACTTTCAAAAAGCAGTAAAAAGCGGAAACACACAAGTAGTTTTGACTTGTGCAAGGTCGGGCAAAGAACTTATTTGCACAATTGTAAGTGCAGGTGCAAAACGGGTTATCATCAAAGTAAGTGAGTATTATTCTTTTTCTTTATGGAAAGATGGAGTAAAGAACGACGGAAACACTTACAGATTATTAAACAACATGGGGGCTTAATGCCCCCTTAAAACTATGGAAGCAATCATCAACATATACGAGTGCGTTTACCGCACAGAAAGCGGAAAGGAATTGTACACCAAAACATGGTATGCACCAACATGGGAACACGCATTTCGCATGGCGGAAATTTATCGCACAGTCACTTTACACGAAGCGTTTGATTTTATATTAAAACGCATTTAATTTGGAATTACAAATACTTTAACCTATTTTTGAAAAGACAAATAACATGGATATCATTTACTTAATCATCGGAACACCCATTGCATTTGCCATTGGTTATTCATGGCACTGCATCAAACGCAACAACAAGCGTTTTGAACAAATCGAAGAAGCAACCCCATACCAGTTTGAAAAGGATGAGTACATCCCCGAATTCAATGAGTTCACTCAAATGTTGGTTCAACGCAGAATGTATAAAGGCAAAGCAAAATGATAGAAACACTTTGGATTACGCAAAAGCAATTGGATAAGATGAAAGATTACATCATCCAATACAGAAAGCCATGGAGTGTGGATGCCAAACTCATGCACGATGACCACATGATATTGTGGGAAGTAACCATTGAGGGGCAAATGACATACACCGAAGCATTTCACTTTGGCATGGCAATAGAGGGAACTATATGACACTATATTTTAGAACCCTTTTTGAGTTGGATGCGGTTGAAACCATTTTACAACGCAAGACATACAAGAATGTCAACATCATTGAAAAGCACTACCAAAACAACGGCACTTATTCCATAACCTTTGAAGGACATGAGGATTGGCAGTTGTTCACACTCGGACAAGCACATCAAATAATCATCATAAATGACAACACACGAAGCACTAACACAAGTATTTAACAAAAGCAACAAAGAATTGGCGGAGTTATTACACGCCAACTACGCAACAGTTACTACCTGGAAATTCCAATTCAAACGAAACGGCCTTTCAATGGAAAAACAATTTGAGATTTTAACAAAACTAAACTACCAATTAAAAAACAAAATAGTATGGAACAACAAAAAAGAAGCGCAGTAACCAATGTAACTGCCAACGGAACTTACAATGGTCAGTACGGCACATTGTACAAATTTGAAGTAACCTTTGCCAATGGCGATTCAGGTGAGTATGCATCCAAAAGTGCGGATCAAGCCAAATTCAAAGTGGGTGTGGAAACCGATTACACCATCACATCCAAGGAATTCAAAGACCGCATTTACTACAAGATTGCACCCGTGATGGCACAACCAGGTGCAACGCAACAAGGCGGATTCACACCAAAACCCAAAGACCCCGAAACGGACAAACGCATTACCCGTATGAGTGTATTGAAAGTGGCGGGTGATTTGGTCATCAATGGTGACATCAAGTTACATGAGGTATTGTCTTATGCGCAAATCTTTGAACAGTATGTTATCACTGGGATGGATACATTGGACAAATTCAAAGTTGAACAATCTAAATCAGACCTTCCATTTTAACCATTATGACAAATAACGATATGACACAACAACAATTATTCAACCAATTCACACCGAGTGATTTGGAAACCTTGAAAAAGGCGATGGAAATTTTGGGTAAGTTATTCCCAAATGAAAAACCAAAACAAAACCGAGGTTGGAGGGTTCGCCAATCAACACGGGATTTCATGGATGATTTGCAAAGGTTTTACGGAAACCAATGGATTTACAGATACGATGATGAACTATTGAATCTTTGCAAAAAGTACAATGTTTACGAACTGCGAAATTGGATCCGTATGTATGACCAGGCGGGATTGATTGAAGTGGTAAGGGTTCAAAATGCAAACAAGAACATCGTTAAATTTAGGTTTGTATGAAAAAAATGATTGAGCAACTATCGGACACGATGTTGGAAATAGGGGGTGGCAATTACTGCCCCCTACAATTCCACATTGAATTAAAGGAATTGGCGGATACCATCAAGAACTTTCAGGACCAAGTAAAACCCCTTGCATTGACCGAAGCGGGTAAATGGCATGGGCAAGTGTACCACGGCTACGAAATCACACGCAAAGCGGGTGGGGGTCGGTATAATTACGACCACATCCCACAAGTGATGGAATTACGGGCGGAGTTAAAGGAACGCGAAAAACTGCACCAACACGCCTACAAACAAATGAACCTTGGTATTTTTTTGAACGAACAAACGGGTGAAGTATACGAACCCGCCCAGTACCTTCAAAATGAGGATACTATAATGTTGAAAGCGGTTAAATAAAAAATGGGGGGCATCGGCAACCCCCCACTAATCCCATGAAATGACAAATAACAAGAACGGATTGTTGCAAAGATAGTTCTTTTTTGTATATTTGTTGCGGTAACGGAATGTCGCATATTCCAAAGTTACAAAGATATTTACCCCATTAAGTTAGTGTGCAATGCGACTGCCACTCACTTGGTGGGGTTTTTTTATGGAAAATTTAGGACAAATTATCAGAAGTAAAAAGACGGGAAAAAGCAGATACACCCCCATCAGTAATGAAATTTTACAGAGTTTGACACTCACCGCAGAGGAAAAAAGCATTTTAGTACACTTGTTATCACTGCCAGAGGATTGGATGGTTTACAAAATAAACTTTGGCAAGTCATTGAACATGGGACGGCATCGTTTTAATAACGCATGGAAAGGGTTGGTTGAAAAAGGTTACATCGTTTCGATACGCATGATTGACACAAACACAAATTTGATGCGTGGATGGAATCACATGGTGTATGAAGAACCAACAAATTCTGAATCACGGATTGACACATCTACGGACTTACCGAAAATCGGACACTCCGAGGATCAGGTTATATATAAAGTAATAACTGAACAAAGTAATAAATTAACAAAGGAACTGCGTGAAGTTGTGACAGAAAAAGAAAAAGAAGAAACAACAAGCCCCCCGAAAAATGTGGGGTTGCCGACCTTGGAACAGTGCATGGAACATTTCAAAGAATCCAAGTATTCACCAAGCGATGGCGCAGAATTTTTTTATTATTGGGAATCTATGGATTGGAAACGAAAAGGCGGGGCAAAGATTCAAAAATGGAAGTCCGCCGCCAACCAATGGATGCAAAAATTACAACCAAATAAACTTGAATTTACACCAAATAAACCGAAAATTGCAACACTATGAACATTGAACGAATGATTTTAAGCAATGTATTGTTTTACAACGATGCAAAACATTTCCTTCCACGCATAAACAAAAATTGGTTTACTGATAAGGTATCGGTGAAACTGATTGAGGTGATGACGGATATGTATTACAACAACATTGAGATTGATTATGTGAGTTTATCACAACACTTTGAACGCAAAGAAGTGATTGAAATAATTCAGTTGCAACAAGAAGCCAGTGGAATCATGGATTTGAAACCACACTTACTGCAATTGGAATACGAATACATCAAACGCCAAGTGGTTGCGGGGGTGTTGGCATTAAACATTGAAAAGGATTTGGAAGGGTTGATTGGTGACATTCAAAAGGTGTTGGATGAAACCACATTTTCAACACACAAAGAACCATCAAGTATTGTCAAGGTGACAAACAAGGTTGTGGATCAAATCGTTTACAACGCGGAAAAGGGTGGAACATTAACGGGAAAACCAACGGGGTGGCAATTTTTGGATAAGTACATTGGCGGTTACAACGAAGGAGATTTGATTGTAATGGCGGGTAGACCTGGAATGGGTAAAACTGCAATTGCACTTACATTGACCAAAGAGTTTGCCCAACGAGGTGGAAAGGCGTTATTCATTTCCCTTGAAATGAGCAACGAACAATTGGCCAAAAGATACATTTCATTAATTGGTGATATTGAGAATTGGAAGATTCGCAACGGGGTGTTGAAGTCACATGAGATTGAACAAGTGTGCAACATCGCAAACAACCAACGGATTGAATTTTTTATTGATGACGATGTGGATTCACGAATTGCCCAAATCAAAGCAAAGGCGAAATTGCACAAATCACGCAAAGGTTTGGACTTGCTTGTGATTGATTACATTCAGTTGATTAAAGGGACAAAGACAAACCGCGAACAAGAAGTTGCAGAGATTTCACGGACTTTGAAATTGTTGGCGAAAGAACTCAAAATCACCGTGATGATACTTGCACAGTTATCCCGCAAATCCGAAGAACGGGCAGACAAACGCCCCATGTTAAGTGACCTTCGTGAATCAGGTGCAATCGAACAAGATGCGGACATCGTGATGTTCCCGTTTAGGCCGATGTATTACGAACAAGATAAACCCGAAGTGGAGGATGCGGAGTTGATTATTGCCAAAAATAGAAACGGGGAATGTGTAACCATCCCAACATATTTTGAAGGTAGGTATACAATTTATCGGGAAAATTTAACACCACGACAATTTTAATAATAAAATAATTATATTTGTATCGACAAATGAAACAAGAAACAAGAACGGTGGTTATTGAGTTGTTAACGCAATACCCCACATTTAGAGATTCGGACGAACAATTGGTTGCATGGATTTGGGGTTTGGAAATGAACGCCAAGGGTTATTCAACTGGAACACTTCCAACACAAAAATTCTTACGCATTTTGGCGGATGGGCAATTAACATCAAGTGATTCCATCACACGGATGCGAAGAAAGGCACAAGAAGAACACCCCGAATTGCGTGGTGCGAAATACAACCAACGCCAAGACAGACAATCATCGGTTAAAAAGGATTTGGGATATGGACAATAAACAACTCTCACTTATTGATGCATTGTGCATCGTAAAAACAGGATGCGGAACAGAGCAAGAAAGAGAATTATTAGACAATGCGTATTTATTAATCAAACAACATTCGGAAGTGTTGCATCTTGAATATCAAAGACAATGCATTGATAAAAAACTTAATGCTATTAAAGGAGATGACAAACAATAAACAACAAACGGCGGTTGATATTGCAGAATTAGCGATGAAACTTTATCCATTCAGTAATTCAGAAAGAAATGCTTTTATTGCTGGTTATAACAAAGCCAAAGAAATGGAAAAGGAAGGAATGATTGGATTATTAAAATGGATGAACTCAGTAAACCAATCCGACCCCATGCGGTTAGAAACCGATAATGATGACATAGTTGAGCAATATTATAAAGAAACATACGGAATTTGAATGGCGTGGTATTCAGAAAAATCAGTTTTCGCCTTCGGTAAGTATAAAGGTAAAAAAGTATCAGAAGTTGATGATGACAAATATATTGATTGGCTACACCACAGTAATTTTAATGTATATTTTACACCAGAAGTAATAAATAGATTGAAGATAGAAAATAAAGGACTTAAATACAAAGGACATGACAAACAATAAACAACAAACGGCAGTGGAGTGGTTATGGGAAATTGCATATAACAGAGAATTAACCTTTGAAGATTGGAAACAAGCCAAAGAAATGGAGAAGGAGCAAATTGCCAAAGCGTTTGATGATGGCGATTACAATTATCACTATTCACGCAAAACGGGAGATGATTTTGAAGATGGCAAAGAATACTATCAAGAAGTTTACGGATGATTAAAATAGTGGTACACGATAAGCAATGGTTCATTGACCGAATAGGAAAAAGGATTTACAGAGAAAAAAATGTCTGTAATTGCCAAGTGTGTACCACAGTTCATAAAGAAGGATTAATTATCACCGATGAGCAACACGCCAATTATTTATACGATTGTCAGGAATTAGATTTAATTTATTATGAAAACACCAATAGAAAGATTCGTTGAGTGGTTGGAAGAAAACCACCCCACGGCAGTACCAGGACCCGAAGTGATTCACCACCTGAAACGATTAGAACAAATGGACCAACAAATGGCATACAATGCGGGTTTTACAAAAGCCAAGTCATTGTACCTTGACGCTGAATGAAACATCTTGAAAGCCGTTTACAAGTCAACTGCGTTAAGTGGTTTCGGTTGGCATACCGCAAGTGGGCAAACCATTTGATTCATGTTCCCAACGGAGGATCACGCGATTTGCGAACGGCTCAAAGATTAAAAGCCGAAGGAGTATTGCCAGGGGTGGCCGACCTTGTGTTGTTCATCCCCAACAAAACACACCACGGGTTATTCATCGAACTTAAAATCAAACCAAACAAGCAAAGCACACACCAAAAGGATTGGGAAAAGTTAGTCACTGCAATGGATTACCATTATGTGGTTGTATATTCGTTTGACGATTTCAAATTACAAATAGAAGCATACATTGGTAACACTTGAAACCATAGCGAAAAGGCACAACGAATGGTTGAAAATTGCCAAATACCTTGGTGCAACGGGTGACGAATCGGATGACATGGTACAATCAATGTATTTGAAGTTGGCAGAAATACAATTGGCGGAAGGAAATTTCACACGGCTAACAAACCACCACGGAACAATCAACACCATTTATCTTTTCAAGATGCTTCACAATGCGTTTATGGACATCAAACGAAGCCAAAAGAACACAATACCACACCAAGACCATTTTGTTCCCGTAGAAAGCCCCGAAATGGCTGAAATGGCACATTCTGATTTGATGGGTGAGGTGAAGAACGCAATTGATGAACTCCGTGACTATGACCAAATGTTATTGGAACTTCATTTTGTGTATGGGCATAGCATGAGGGAGATAGAAAAACGCACGGGGATTCCAACACATTCGGTGTTTAACTCCATCAAGAACGCCAAACAATTTATCAAACAAAGGACACAAAACAAATACAAGATATATGCAGAAGAAAAGCGACACACGGAAACAATTTACCGAATCACGACCATCCATCGGGGTGGGGGATATGATTCAGAAGGTAACGAAGGCCACGGGGATTGAATTGGATATCCCAATTGTAAAAATTGATGGCATTGATGTAAAAGAAATACCAAATTACGAAGGGTATTATATAACAAAAAATGGGGAGGTGTTTTCTAATCGCGGAAGATGGGGAACAGAAGCACCAAAAAAATTGAAGGCAACATTGCAAAATGGGTATCCATCAGTAACTTTATACAAAACGGGGAACAAAGGCAGTGGGTATGGTGATACACTTTATGTGCATCGTTTGTTAGCAGATGCCTTTATTGACAAAATTGAGGGTAAAACATTTGTGAATCACAAAGATGGGAACAAAGAAAACAATGCATTGGACAATTTAGAATGGGTTACCCAACAAGAAAACAACTTACACGCATTTCAAACTGGACTTATGACACAACTAAAATACACCAAAGAACAACACTTGGAAGTGTTAGACCGCTATCATGTTAAAGGGCAAAAACAAGTTGACATCGCAAATGAAATGGGTGTGCCTACAACTTTTGTAAATGATTTGATTGGCCGAGGTACGGGAGTGCGTTCACAAGGTTTGGGCGATGATATTGAAAGGTTTTTGAACCAACCATTAATTAAACCAATTACCGAAAAAGTAAAGAAGTTGATTTGGAAGGATTCGGAAGATTGCGGATGCGATGCCCGTAAACACAAATTGAACAAGATATTCCCAAACCGCAAACCATTGTGCATGACTCAATGGGATTACGATTGGTTTACACATTTTAAATCAGTAAATTCCACGACCTTATCACCGATGGAAGCGGACCACCTATCCAAAATGTGGTCAAGGATATTCCAAAGCAAAAGAATTTACAAGCCGTGTACTTGCAACCCAAAGGCATGGCAAACTATGATTAACGAGTTGACACAAGTTTATGAAACTTATCAAGTGCAAGAATGAATGTGAGGTTTGTGACCATTACAAAGTATCAACGGAAGAAAAAATCAACCCCACTGGCCCACACATCGATTCCAATTTGATTTATATTTGTGATAAGTGCAAAGTAAGGTTTGCGGATCGTGAACGATGGGGCGAATGGTTAAAACAAATTAGGCAACTCAATGCAGAAACACACACGGATATATCTTGATTACTTTGGATACGATACAAGCGATTGGATTGGTTGCGAAGTTCCTGATTGTGGAAAGCAATGTGTGGATGTACACCACCTTATTCCAAGGTCAAAAGGAGGCAAGGACACGATTGAAAACCTTATGGGGTTATGCCGTGATTGTCACCATGAAGTACACTTTGGAACGAAATTGAAAAACGAATATCTGATAACAGTACACCAAATAAATATGCACAAATGATTGAAGCGTACAATATAAACGACATTCATCCCAACGATGCGAATCCAAGGTTCATCAAAGACCACAAGTTTGAACAGTTGGTAAAGTCAATAAGGGAATTTCCCGACATGACGATGGTTCGCCCATTGATTATCAACCAAGACAATATGATATTGGGTGGAACAATGCGGTACATGGCAATGAAGGAACTCGAATTTGTAACCATCCCATGTCAAAAGGTAGATTGGAGTAAGGAAAAACAACAAGAATTCATCATCAAAGACAACCTAAATTTTGGGGAATGGGATTGGGATGCACTTGCCAACGATTTTGACGCGGACGATTTGGAAGATTGGGGATTGGAACTGCCAAAAGTTATTGACGAAGTGGAAGATGAACCAAAGATTGATACCCAAAAAATCACATTGGAATACACCCCCGATGAATACAACCAAGTAAAAAAAGCATTACAAAAAATAGCATCAACACCTGAACAAGCAGTTTGGAAACTATTAGAACTATGAAAGCATGGAGAGAAACCCGCGACACCACACCACATGACCAAGTGTGGGTATTAATTGACACCAAAGAGGTTGCCTATATTTTAGACGGGCAATGGTATTTGTCACATGATGATTCACCAATCAATGCACCATTTATGTGGATGCCTATCCCCCTTTTACCAAATGATTAATCATGTGGGTAGTCAAGTACACAACGGGAACTTATGACGATTTTATGCGTCACAATATATTTGTGACTAAAAATGAAGAATTGGCAAAAGCGTATGTTGAAAAACACAATAAGGTATTAACGAAATGGCAGAAGTATTGGGAACAATTTGAAAACGAAGATGATTGGATGGAAGACCCAACAAAAGATTGGAATCGGTGGTATCAAATTGTAAATAGAAATGAGGCATACTACGATAAAATTGATGTCAGATAATTAGCAAATAATTAGTAAACACATGGAAAACAAAGATTATTTAATTCCTGCACAACCTGGTGAAGTACGCAACCCCAATGGCAGACCAAAGGGAAGCAAGAACCGAAGCACCATCGCACGGAAGTGGTTGGAGGTAATGCAAGAAAGTAAAAACCCCATCACGGGTGAATTGGAAAAACTATCCCAAGAAGATTTAATAACCCTTGCAATGATACACAAGGCAAGGAAAGGTGATGTGGGTGCGTACAAACAATTGATGGATTCGGGATTTGGTATGCCCACCCAACAAATTGATGTTACCACCGAAAAGCCAATTTTCAATGGTATTGACTTGGATGTGAAATAATGCTTCAAAAAACCACCGCCCAAACCAAGATTTCACAACTGCGAAAGCGGGTTAGAATTGTGCGCGGTGGAACATCATCATCAAAAACATTCAGTATTATTCCCATGCTTATCACATACGCGGTGCAAAACCCAAAGTGTGAAATTAGCGTGGTATCGGAAACCATCCCGCATTTGCGAAGGGGTGCAATCCGTGACTTTCTTAAAATCATGGACATGGTGGGAATGTATGATGTAAACAAGTGGAACAAATCTTCACTCACTTATACATTCTCAAATGATTCATACATTGAATTCTTTTCAGCGGATCAACCCCAAAAGTTGAGGGGCGCAAGGCGTGATGTTTTATTCGTAAACGAGTGCAACAACATAGATTGGGAATCATACTACCAACTTTCCATTCGTACAAGAAAGTTCATTTATCTTGACTACAACCCAGTAAGGGAATTTTGGGTAGATTCGGAACTCATTAATGACTCTGATTCCGAAATGATAATCCTTACATATAAGGACAACGAAGCGTTGGACCAATCCATTGTGGCGGAGATTGAAAAGGCCAAAGAAAAGGGAAAAACAAGTAGGTATTGGGAAAATTGGTTCAGAGTATATGGGCTTGGTGAAATTGGAAACCTTCAAGGGGTTATCTTTTCCAATTGGCAAACCATTGACAAGATTCCTGAGGATGCAAGGTTACTTGGTTGCGGTGTCGATTTCGGTTATACAAACGACCCTACGGCCATTGTGGCCGTATATGAGTACAATGGCCAACGAATCGTTGATGAGGTCGCATATCGAACGGGGATGCTTAATTCGGATATTGCAAAGGCATTGCCCAACTTTGTGCCAGTGTATGCGGATAGTGCAGAGCCAAAATCAATTGATGAGATACGGAGATACGGGATAAGAATAAAGGGCGTAACCAAAGGAAAGGATTCCATC